GACAGTATCTATACAGCGTCAAGAGCATTAGACAGCTTTACAGCATGGCTGAAATCCGCAGAAGTACAGCAAGCGCTAGGTGGAATTGTCAGAGCCTTCAAGGGTGCATTTTCCACAATTGCCAATGGTCTATCAAATTTATGGCAACCGTTTTCAGATTTTTTCTCAAATTTATCTGATGCCGGAGAGAAAACTTGTAAAGCTGAAATAGGATATTTTGAAGGGTGGTTTGACTTTGTTCGCTTGGGTTTAGGCGATATTACAGCACAATTAGATACATGGTACAAACAGCTACAAGCATACGCAGAAAGGGCCGGATCTATCATAGCGCAAACGGTTCATGGCACTACATACGAGGTTATGAATCGTGCCGATATGAGCGTTAAAATGCTCGCTAAAATTAAAGAATTGGGACTAGAAAATACCGCACTGGTAAAGAAAAGTGGAAAGGTTGACCTTTCAGCTATTCTGCAACTGCCAAAGGGCCATCCACTTTTAGACTATTACATGACAGAAAGAAAGCGTGTAACAGATGCAAATAAACAGATACAAAATACAGAACTTGCATCGGAAGATGCTTTTCAGAAACAGTTAGCAGATATTGAAAAAAAGAATGATGCTGAACGCAAAAAAGCATACGATGATTTGATTCAAACAAGAATAAATCTGCAAAATTCTTTAAAAACAAAATCATTAAACTACAATGATATTTTCAAAATGTCGGGAGCCGGCACTTCTGGAAGTACCGCCGCAAGTTCTGCCGCAAGAAAGCTGGCAGAAGAAACTGACAAGGCAAGAAAAGCCTATGAGAATTTGAACGCAGAAATTCAGCGGATGAAATTTAATGCCCTAGATGCTATTGAGCAAGAGAACAGCACATACGCTAGTAGAATGACTGTACTCAAGACAGCATTGGAGCAGAACGCAATTACACAAGAGCAGTATAGGACCACAGAGCAAGAACTCACACAATTGCACCTCGATAAACTGTCAGAGTTATATAGCGAACACTATGAGCGTGAGGCAGAGAAACGTAATCAGGCCCTCCAGGAGATGAAGCAACGTGAGGAAGATTGGAACTCTAACTCCACGGTGCTTGATCAGTTTTCTGAAAAAATCGCAAAGTACAATCTGAATTGGGCGAATTTAATCAGCGGTGATTTTTCAAAAGCGAAACTTACAGGTACACAGATTGTTGGTGTTTACTCACAAGCAGGTAAAGCAATCAGCGATTATTTTGGTAGCGTTGCACAAGGGTTTGAGAAGAACTCCGGTATATACAAGGGTCTTTTTGCTCTACAGAAAGGTTTTGCTGTTGCAAGTTCTATGATTTCAATGTATCAAGGTGCCATGAACGCTATGGCTGCACCATATCCGGCAAATTTACTTGCATGGGCGCAAGTAATTGGGCAAGGTCTACAGATCATCGGTCAGTTGAAATCTGTAAACTATAGCGGTGCATACGACAAAGGCGGTTATATCCCTAGCGGTGCGGTTGGTCTCGTTGGTGAAATCGGACCGGAATTAATACGAGGTCCGGCTACAGTTACCGGAAGAAAAGACACTGAAGAATTGATGAAAAATAACGGAAGCAATGTTACAGTAAACTTAATAGAAGACAGTTCAAGAGCCGGACAAGTTCAGCAGAGAACGGACAATGACCAGCAGACAATTATTGATGTTATTGTTGCAAACATACGCAATGGCGGTGAGGTAGCAAACGCTATGAGTGGTACTTACGGACTAGCTAGACAAGGATATTAAAAGATGGAATATTACCCTAATACTTTACCTAAATTTTTACAAAGCAGTTACAGTCTCAAACGTTCACCGTCGGTTATCCGTACTACCATGACGAACGGAACTGTAAGACAAAGATTATTATCAGTTGATGCACCGCATACATTGTCAGTCAATCTACAGTTCAATAACATCACTGACTATCAGACGTGGTTAAATTTTTACGAAAACTCAATCAATCACGGTTGCGACTGGTTTATTGCACCTATTCTGAATGACAGATTAGAAACTACAGATCCGATAATTGCCCGAAAAGTGCGGATTCAAAACGGGCAGATTACAGAGTCTTTGAATTGCCGTAATAGCATAGGTGCGTGTTACAAAATAAGCATGACTTTAGACGTTGACAACGTGGAATTTGATCAAGCATGGAGCGAATACTATGCCTAGAGTATTGTTCGATATAGATTTTTCAAATCAGACTTTTAACAATTCCGCAGACGAGACAGACTGGATTTTGTCTCCGGCAAATACTTTGATTATTCCAGAAACTGCAACTTATACTGAACGTGACACGAATGTTTATGTACTGAATTGTAATCAGTATTTCGATACCTCGGGAACGTGCGGTAATCTATGTTTTGTATCCCGTAAATTAAGAATTATCAAAGAATACGAGATAGAGATTGAATATTTTAACCGTGGTGAAACAAACGCAATAACCATTAATAGCACAGTCATATTTACTGGGAGTGAATTAGTCGTAGATGGTACAAGTTACACAACCGGTTGGTCCTATAACTATAATTACCACAAATACAAATTAAGACGCGAGGGAACAAATCTATACTGCTATGTAGACAATAATCTTGTTTACACTTATGACGATACCGACGAAAAATGTTCGTTGCAAGGTAAATTGAATTTTGTAGGGTCGACTAGCGGTCGGTATGGAATTGACTCTGTTGCTCAATACGTTAAAGCTACAGAATTAACCGTAGCACCGTACATTACTGCAAGTTCCGACCAAATTACAGCCGGAGATTCAGTTCAGCTAACGGTTAACGGTTCCGCTGTTTCCTATTTGTGGTCAAACGGTGAAACCACTGCAAGCATTATTGTTGAACCTACAACGACAGCCATTTATATATGTGATGTTACAACCGCTGACGGTCAAGTAACTTTATCAAAAACAATTCGTGTAAGTGCAAGCGTTGTATATGGAACACGGGGCGCAGTTGATGATGATACATTGTTCCTTATGAACTTTGCAGACGGTAAATTGAACGTATTAAAAGGCACGTTGATAAATGCAAACTGCATTGATGATCCGTATTATACCGAGCATTTAGAGGTTGATGGGGTATCGGTTGTAAATGGTCTGCCGTGGAATGATCGAAATAAAGCAGTTTATTATAACGGGGTTAAACCTCCGTTTTTTGATAATTCATTTTGGCACAATGCAACTCTGCCGTTAGATTTAACCTTTGAATGGACATTGTACACACCGGAAGCAAACGCTAATGGTTGCTACTGGGAACGGTTCCCGTTGTATTTTGGAATACGAGATACATCAGAAGCTATGCCACAAAAAAACGGAAGCATTCAATACGGGCAAGGTTGTATGTGGGGTTTCCATGACGATTACACACCAAAGCCGGACGGTTCGCAGATGTGTTGGAGGATTCATAAAGATTACGAAAGCACTTGTTTTGTAATCTTTTTTGAAAGTGAGCGTTTACCATGGTTGGCTTCAAAGGTAATTGGTAATGGTTGGAGCGCGCAGGGTTGGCACCATTTAGCGGTAGAATTATCTTTTTACGAGTGGAATAGTAAGATATGCTCAGACGTTGTTATGTACGTTGACGGTGAGCAGATTAAAACGTGGCACCAAGAATGGTACGCAAGCTATTTTTCAAATCTTTTTTCGTTCAGCGAAGAGTGGTTTACTTTTATGACCGATGATAGAGGGACGAATAATCATAATTGGTATATGTCCGAGATGTGCATTACCAAAGGCAGAAAATACAACGGAACTTTTGAACTGCCTAGAAACTTTTATAAAAATTACATCACACTTGCAAATGACGTACTGCCGGAAAAGAACCCTGAACCGAATTTTACTGAACTTGCTATAGTCAATGCGCAGGGCACAGATGCGCCCGTAATGGCTATCAAGATTGATTGTGAGAGTTTGTCAAAACCCATCTGTTTTGCTCAGAGTTATCACGATTTTGTAGCTAGAGACGATCAAGGCGAACTGCAAGAGTTTCAATCATCCGGTATTCAAATCAATCTGCCGGAAAGAACAAATCAAAGCGGTTCAGCGTTATCTTTTGGAGTAGGTTCTATAAGCGGTGAAGTTATGGAATTGTGCAATACTGTTATGAGCGGTGCTGTTCCATGCTATCTCACATTGTTGGAGTATCTACCGTTCGATACATCAAGAGAGTATGACGGTGATACCGCAGTTTCACCGATTTATACATTAAAGCTGTTTGTTACAAGTTGTCAGATAACAACCAAAGGGGCAACAATTACAGCAGGGTGGCACGACACTTTAAATGCGAAGTTCCCATACAAGAGGTACACCGCTAAACAGTTCAAGGGGTTGCGTTATGTCTGTTAATATCGAAAAGTATCTGCGTAACATTCATACCCCTAACGGCAGAATTTACCCACATTTGGATTGTTGGGGTATGGTTTGTTATGTGTATCAGAATGAGTTAAATATCGAGTTAGATTTATGCACAGACTGCCAAAAAGATACAATGACAAACGGGTACGAAAAAATAAAAGGTTCATTTACTGAGGTTAAAACACCGCGAGATTTTGATGTTATTTGCTATTTTAAGCACTCTGTTTTAGTTCATGTAGGGTTGTATATTTACGGTCATATATTGCATACAGATAGCAAAAAAGGCAGTTGTTTTGAGTCATTTAAAATGAATCCTTGCATGAGAATTTTTAGACACGAAAAAATGAGGTTGTTCTATGAGAGTTAAAATATATAACTGTATTGATTTAAACAATCCGCTAAGAGATTTTGAAGTTGAACAAACTAACCTTACCGTTTTAGAACTTTTAGAACACTCACTACAGAGATT